TGCGCTGTGGGAATTTTATTAGTCACAAATGGAGGAAAGGGGGTGCAGAATATATGGCACGAAAGTTTGGCGTTGATCGTAAGGATATGTTCTACTTTACGTTTGACGTTGTCAATTTTGACCAAAGTGCATTTGCATCTCTTATAAGTCTTATCCTGGTTCTTCCTCTTATAGCTATGCCCTGTGATGGGACTGATGACTATAAGATTGCACGTGCTTTTTATATGCAACGTGCCCACGAGATGAGTTGCAAAGTCGTTAAGTGGATAGAAGGCGAGTATAGGCTAATTATTGGCCAAGTGTTCAGCGGACTTTTTGTGACATCTTGGATTGATACCTATTATATGGTCATGAGTGACTTGGTTACTAAGCAAATGTTGTTTGACCACATAGAGAAAACCCAGGGGAAAGAAAAAGCTCGTGAGTTTCAAAATAGTTTTATGCCTACCGCCAATTATGGTGATGACGCTGTTAGGGGTTTCGAAATGAAGTATCTTGACGTTGTGTGCCATGATCGAACTGAGCGTTACCCTTTGGGGGACTATCAGCGAATAATGGAAACAGCACTAGCTTTGGAAATGAAAGATCGTCAAACATTCATTTTCTTACCTGACGATACGGGTGTTAGTCCGTTTCTCACTATTATTGAAATAGAGGTGTCAAATGGTTTACCCCTTAGAACCGTTATTGTCCGCCCTGGCCCTCAATTTTTACATCGATATTTCGTTGAGTTGGAATCTAGTTATGGTGTCCAGATAATGCCCTGGCGTCACGAGAGTGATTATTATAGTAGGATTGCTGTCAGTCCTAACCTTGTTGACGTTAATTATGATAAGTGGAGATCGAAATTTGTTGGGTTGATGGTTGACACCATGGCCACTAATTTAGTTGCTTACCGCGCTATGAGGGCCATGTATATCGGTTCAGTTTCGGGGCAGAAATTTTATGAAGATGTCGCGACTGCCGTGGACAACGGTGGCGACCACGTTAAGATTTTCTTGTCTAGATTACCATCCGCCGACAAAATTCAGATGGATATAGCTACTATGGATGATAGATTAGCAAAAGTTTTGCTCCGAACCGGCCTTCCTGCTGAGAAAATAGTGTCAATACTTAACCCCCGCTTGCTCTACAGGGAATTCACTTGGGACGAGGAATGGAGAAACGCATGGGCGCTTCTCTATAATTATGACCTTTATGACCGTATGGGGAATAAAATACCCCCAACTTGGTGTTGCTCACATAAGACACCTGAACTCTTTATGGCAGAAGAGTACTAGCGTTTACGCATG